CGGACCACCGTTCGGATCATCGGCACCGACGATGCGCCACGCGAGGTTGTGCCGGCCGGTATCCGCGAGATCGCTAAGCGGTTCGGGGTGTCACCGGCGGCTGTGTCCAACCGGATCAACCGGGACCCCACGTTTCCAGAGCCGTTTCTCCGGGTGCAGGCGGGGCCTGTGTACGACCTGACCGCCATTGAGCGGTATTGGGGCGAATCGGACTAATCATCCTGTATGTGTCAAAGGTCTGTGGTAGGGAGGGGATCATGGCAGCCAAGAACGTAGCGCGTGACCAGGCGATATTCCGCGATTACGCACTCGGCGCATCCGTTCCTGTGCTAGCCATGGCGCACAGCCTGACAGAGAACCGTGTCTATCAGATCATCGCCGCACAGCGGGCGCTGGTGCCGCACCGCACCGCTGATGACCTGCGCATGGATCTCACGGTCCAGCTGAATGAGCTACGTGCCGCTGCACATGAGATCGCGCTGAGCGGACCGCTACCGGTGCACGCGCCCAAGTCAGCGGTACTGGTGCCGGAGGGCTCAGAGGACATCCTGACCCCGGTCATCGGGGCGGACTACTCCGGCCAGCTCACGGCGATGCGAACCATTGAGCGGATCGCGCAGCGGATCGCCAAGATGTACGGCCTTGATACCGAAAAGGTCGAGACCAGCGGGACCGTCAGATACGAATTGGTGGGAGTCGACACCGATGAACTCTGACCAGCCGGGACCTGAAGCGTTCTCAGCTTTCCAGGATTGGATCTCTCGGCACCGTCACGCGATGACGGAGCCGTTCGAGCAGGGGCTGTGGGACGCCGCACGGGCCGCGCGTGAGGCGTACGCCCGGCAGCACGATGTGGGGCCGGTCACCCTGACGGTATCGCCTGAACTGACAGACGCCGAGATCGATCGGATCTATGAGCTGTGGGGAGAGGTCAGGGACCGGATCAACACGGGGGTGGGCAACCCCGGCCGTGCGGAGCAGGGCCGGCACCGTGGCTGAGCTGCCAGCAGAGATTGCCGCGCGGCTCCGGTGTGCCCCGCCGCGCCCTCACTACGCCTACACGAACCCACAGGTACTGGTGCCGTTCTGGTTGAGTCGTCAACTGCGTGAGGCGGGCAATCTCGGAGGTTGGCCGCATCGGGTGGAGTTGTCCGCTTACGGAGATCCGGACCGGACGTTCATGGACCCGGACGGCACGATCATCCACCAGCCGTGGGAGGGCGAAGACCGTGGTTAGGCTGCCCGTACGTTTGTGCCACACCCGGGGTGAGGCTGAGCACTACGCCCACGCGGAGTGCCCGCTGGAACGCAGGCTCCGGGAGATTTTCACCCGGCCCCGTCCGTTGCCGCTGGCGATCCTGCCAGCACGCCAGTTCTGGCTGGACACGACTGTGGAGCCGTACGTGCAGATATCCACAGGGCCTGTGGATATCGAATGACCGCCACGCTCATCCACCGGTACGTGCCTCGCGGCGCGTGCCGGCAGATCTTCCGGGACCGGTCAGACGAGGTGCTGCTGACCGGTCCCGCTGGCACCGGCAAGTCCCGCGGAGCGATGGAAAAGCTGAATGCCGCGATGCTGAAGTACCCCGGGGCGCGGGGCCTCATCGTGCGGGCAACGCAGGTCAGCCTTGGCTCCACCGCCCTGGTGACGTGGCGGGAACACGTGGTCCCGGAGCCGCTGCTCACCGGTGAGGTGTGGTTCTACGGCGGTAGCGCGGAGGAAGCGGCGCAGTACCGGTACCGCAACGGTTCGAGCGTGACCATCGGCGGCATGGACAAGCCAACCAAGATCATGTCTAGCGAGTATGACGTCGCGTACGTGCAAGAGGCGATCGAGCTTGTGCCGGACGGGTGGGAGGCGATCACCACCCGGCTCCGCAACGGGCGCATGCCCTACCAGCAGCTGATCGCGGATACCAACCCGAGTCACCCGCAGCACTGGCTGAAGCAGCGTTGCGACCGGGGCACCACGCGGGAACTGCTCAGCCGCCACACGGACAACCCCGTGCTGTACGGGCCGGACGGAGTGCTCACAGCACGGGGCAAGGCGTACATGCGCAAGCTCGACCAGCTGACCGGCCCCCGGCGCCTCCGCCTGAAAGACGGACTATGGGTCGCCGCTGAAGGTCAGGTCTATGAAGGGTTCGACCCGGCCGTTCACGTGGTCCAGCCGTTCATGATCCCGGCCAGCTGGCCGCGGTTCTGGTCTGTTGACTTCGGGTTCACCAACCCGTTCGTGTGCCAATTCTGGGCTGAAGACCCTGACGGGAGGCTCCTCCTGTACCGCGAGATCTACCGCACACGGCGCCTGGTGGAGGAACATGCCGTCGACATCATGGACCAGGTGTCGACGCTGGACCCCGGGTATCGGCACAGCGGGTCGGACCGCCAGCGTGCCCACCACGGACGTATCTGGACGGAACCGAAACCCGAGTTCGTGGTCTGCGACCACGACGCGGAGGGCAGGGCCACCCTGGAACGGGAACTGGGCCGGCCGACCCGTGCGGCGCACAAGGCCGTGCGGGAGGGGATCGAGGCGGTAGCCGCCCGGCTGAAGGTGGCCGGTGACGGGCGCCCCCGGTTGCAGCTGATCCGGGACTGCCGGGTGCTCCGTGATCCGGAGCTGGCGGACGCGCTGAAACCCACCAGCACGGAGGAAGAATTCCCGGGGTACGTCCGGGCTGGCGGATCGAAGGATGAAGATCCCGTGAAGATGAACGACCACGGGATGGACACCACGCGGTACATCTGCATGGAGAAAGACGATCGGGACGGCGGCAATTTCCGCTGGATCTAGCGCTACCCTGAGCGCATGAACACCTTGGAGCGGGTCGCACGGTGGTACGCGACGTCCCGGTCCAGCGTGGCCTACGCCGCCCGCCGGGTGCTGCCCGCCGTCCGGCCCCGCCCGGCGTGGCTGGCGACCGGGGCTGGTGCCGCGTTCACCGTGGCTGCCTGGCAGGCGCACACCATCGCCGGACTGGTGATGCTCGGCGGTGTGCTGCTGGCCGCAGAGTGGAGGGTGAGCCGGTGAGCCGCTCTGTGCTGGGAGACATCGGGCATGCCCTGTCCCGGTTCACCAGCATGAGCGTTCCCGTGGCCGCGCGGCGCGGTTCGGCCAGCCTGATGACCGCGATGCGGGCAGGGTCCGCCAACCACCTGGAACAGCTGGGTGAAGTGCCCACCCTGTTCGCGGTGGTCAACGGGCTGGCGGAGGCTGTGTCCGGCGCTGAGTGGGGCATGTACACCCGGCCCGTCTCCGGACTGGTGGAGGACAGGCAGCCTGTACTCCGACACGGGGCACTGGACCTGTGGACCAACCCGAACCAGAGCATGACTCAGGCCGAGTTCGTCCACGCGTTTGACCAGCACATGGAATTGGTGGGTGAGACCGATTGGCTGATCCGCAGGGACTACGAAAGTGGTCCACCAGCGGAACTGTGGCCGATCCGCCCCGACCGGCTCCGCCCCGACGAAGATCCGGACCTGTTTATCAGCGGGTGGGAGTACACCTCACCGGACTACCGGACCATCTCCCTTCCACCAGAGGATGTTCTACAGCTGAAGTTGCCCAACCCGTCCGACCCGTTCCGCGGTCTCGGGCCGGTGCAGGCGCTGATGATGGACCTGGAGTCCAGCCGCTACGGGGCGGAGTGGAACCGAAACTTCTTCACAAACGGTGCCGCCCCCGGCGGTGTGCTCGAATTCGATCATGATCTGAGTGACATCCAGTTCAAGCGGGTACAGAACAGCTGGGCAGCCGGCCACAAAGGCGTGAGCAACGCCCACAGGGTCGGCATCATCGAGCGCGGCCAGTTCCGCCCGACCACGTTCTCAATGCGGGACATGCAGTTCACAGAGCTGCGCAAGGTCTCGGGAGAGATCATCCGGCAGGCGTTCCGATACCCCACAGCGATGATGGGTATTTCGGACAACGTCAACCGGGCCAACGCGGAAGCCGCAGAGGTCATGCTGGCCAGCTGGCTGGTGGTCCCCCGACTAAAGCGGATCCGGGGCCTGCTCAACACCCGGTATCTGCGGCTGTGGGGCAAGGACCAGCCTCGCAGGTATCAATTCGACTTCACCTCACCCGTACCTGGCGACCGGGCGGCTGACGACAATGAGCGGACCAGCAAAGCATCGGCGTTCAAGACCCTGGTGGACTCCGGGGTTCACCCGGACGACGCCGCCGATGCTGTCGGGCTTCCTCGCATGCGGCAAAAGGTGGTGGTCACCTCACCTCCGCCTGCACCCCCCGCGCAAGCATCGCTACCGGCAGGGTGGATGATCCCGGCCGGTCATGTGCACCTGCCGATGTTCGGGCCACACGGTGCGGCACGGGACACGGACCCCGCGTATGTGGCCTACCAGCAGGAGCTTGACGCGCTGATCGAGCAGTGGGACCAGGTGACGGCTGCGCAGCGGCAGGAACTGGCGGAGCAGGTACGTCCCATCGTGGACTCGGGCAACCTCGCCGCGTTGGCCACCATCGCGGTGTCGACCGCTGCTGGCACCGCGCTGCTGATCGCAGCGATGATCCGGCTGTTCAACGCCGTTGCCGACCTCACCGTGGCGGACGCGGAGGCTGAGGACATTACCATTGCCGCGGCGCGCGGACGTGAGGCGGATGTGCAGGCAGTTGCCACCGTGGTCTGTGAGGTCATGGCCAGCGGCCTGGCGGACAGCGCGGCGTCCGAGGCACTGCGGGTGCGCACGGAGGCCAGCACCGGTGAGGAAGTGTCCAGCCACGTCACGGAGTACCTGGCCGCGCTGTCCGGTGCGTACCTGGTGCAGAAGTTGGGCAGCGCCCTGTGGCGTGCGGCCGCCGGTGGGTGGGCTGCCACAGTGCGGCTCTCCGGGCTGCTGGTCAACTACCGGGTGGATGAGACCTTGGATGCGAACACCTGCCCACCGTGCCGTGAGATCAACGGCACGGTTCTCAAAGCGTGGGATGATGTTGTGAAGCTTGGCTACGCGCATGGCCCTTACCTGGAGTGTCAGGGCCGGGATCGGTGCCGGGGCCGGATCAAGACTATTTGGAGTGTGTGACGTGGCCAGACGGCGGAGGTTCACGGCGCTGCACCGTCCGGCAACGCAGGACTGGTGCAAGATCAAGGCTGCGCTTAACCAGGACGTCGACACCACGGAGGTGTACATCTATGACGAAATCGGCTACTGGGGCACCAGGGCTGGCGATTTCGTCAACCAGCTCTGTGAGGTCAGCACACCAAAGATCGACCTGCACCTGAATTCTCCGGGGGGAGAGGTCTTTGACGGCGTGGCCATCGCGGAGTGCCTCCGGGCGCACCCGGCCGCTGTGACGGTGTATGTCGATTCCCTCGCGGCGAGCATCGCGACCGTGATCGCCATGTCCGGTGACAAGATCATCATCGGGCGGTCCGCGCAGATGATGATCCACAACGCGTCTGGCATGTGCTGGGGCACAGCCGCCGCGATGCGCGAGGAAGCGGACCTACTGGACCGGCTGTCCGGCCAGATCGCGCAGACCTACGCGGACAGGTGCGGGAAACCCAAGTCCCACTGGCAGGCCGCCATGGACGCCGAGACCTGGTATTTCGGCAGTGAAGCTGTCGACGCGGGTCTCGCCGATGAGATCATGCCAATGAAACCCCGGCCGGGCACAGAGGACGATCCGGACGAAGACCTGCTCAGCGCACGGTGGGACCTGTCAGTGTTCCGCTACGCCGGGCGGGCGGAGGCCCCACCACCCGTCGCGGCACCCGTCGCACGGCTCGACTTGATCCCGGACGCCATCCGGGCAGCGTTCAGAAAGGACGTGAGGTAATGGCACCGAAGGTTCCCATTCCAGTGAGCGCTGTCGAACTGGAAGAGATGCTCAGCCAACCGGCACGCATGCAAGAGGTGCTGGCGGACCCGGAGTCGCTGAAGGCATTCTTCAAGAACTACGCGCAGACCGTCATGCAGCGGGACACCGACCTGAACTCCCAGCTTCAGGACATGGTCAAGGCGGAATTCGCGACGTTCCTCCGCGACCACGGCCAGGAGATGAACGCGCGCACCAACGCGCTGCTGTCCCGTGGTCCGAAGGGCAGCGCGCGGTCCGCGCTGTACCGCGAGGACGCACCCGGCGCACGGCTGGACTCGGTCAGCGCACGGGACTTCTACCGGGCCATCTGGCACCTGAACACGTCGAACGACGCGCGCAAGCTCCGGGACGGCTACAAGAACGCGTTCAGTTCGAACATCCCGTCCAGCGGTGGGTTCCTGGTGCCGGAGTCGATCCGGTCCACCCTCGCCGAACAGGCGCTGGAGCAGTCCGTGGTGCGCCCCCGCGCCATGGTCGTACCGATGGAAGCGGCCACGGTCGGGTTCCCTGTTGTGGACGACACCACTCACAACGGCTCCGTGCTGGGCGGCATGATCGCCTACTGGGCCGCCGAGGGTGATGACCTGACGGACACCTCGACCACGTTCCGCCAGGTCAAGCTTGAAGCCAACACCCTGACCATGTACACGGAGGTGCCCAACCAGCTGTTGCAGGACAGCAGCGCGTCGCTGGGCGCGTTCATCGACTCGCAGTTCCCCCGTGCACAGGGGTTTTTCGAGGACATCGCGTTTCTGACCGGCAACGGTGTGGGGCAGCCTCTTGGCGTCCTCAACGCACCGAGCATGATCACGGTCAGCAAGGAAGCCGGCCAGCTGGCGGACACGATCGTGTGGCAGAACCTCCTGCGCATGTTCTGCCGGCTGCTGCCCAACAGCATCGGCACCGCCGTGTGGGTCATCTCGCCCGGCTGTTTCTTCGAGCTGGCCACCATGGCGCTGAGCGTCGGCACCGGTGGGTCGGCCATCTGGCTGAACAACGGCGTCAGCGGTCCGCCCATGACCATTCTCGGGCGACCGGTGATCATCAGTGAGAAAGTCCCCAAGTTGGGGGACGCAGCCGACATCACCCTGATCGACTTCGCTCAGTATTTGGTCGGGGACCGGATGTACCTGGAAGCCATGTCGTCCCCGCACTACAAATTCCAGTCGATCAAGACCGCGTACCGCTTCATCCAGCGCGTGGACGGCCGCCCGTGGCTTCCGTCCGCACTCACCCCGGCCAATGGGGGCGACACCTTGGGTGCGTACATCCGGATCGAGGAACGCGCGTAACCCACCCATCCGGCGGGGGCCAGGCGGCCCCCGCCCACGGATCGAGCAGGAAAGGATGGACCCGTAATGGAAGGTTTGGGCAGGCTGTTTGATCTCGCTCTCGGGTGGGCACCAGCCGATCTTCAGGGCGGCATCACCGGTCTCCGTGTCAACATGGAGGGCGCGTCCGCCATCACCATCGTGGTGATCAAGGCAGCCGGCACGGCGGGGGATGATCCCGCGTTTGATCTCCAGCAGCACACCGCCTACACGGGCGGAACCACCGCTGACCTGGACATCACCAATCACTACTACCTCAAAGCTGAGGTGACGCTGGACAATGACGAGACCTGGACTCGCGTTGCCCAGACCGCGGCGTCCGAGATCTCGGACCCGGGTGGTGCCACCACCTCCGCGGAGGAACAGCAGATTCTGGTCATTGAGGTTGCGGCGGAGCAGCTGTCTGCCGGGTACACCCACGTCAGCCTGAACGCGACCGACCCGGCCAACGCGAACGCGCAACTAGGCGTGTGTCTGTACATCCTGCACGGACTGCGGGACCGGCGGACTCCGGCCAACCTCGCGCAACTGCTGAGCTGAGCGGAGAGACAGACATGAGTGTGTGGGCTCCGGTGAAAACTGTCTATGCGTCAATGGCACGGACGGCTACCCCGACCGCGATTGCGCAGACCACGGAAGGCCGCCGGGGCCTACACCTGGTCATTGACGTGACCGCTGTGGTTGACACCCCATCCGTGGTGCCGACCATTGAGGCACTTGACCCTGTCAGTGGTAAGTGGTACTCGCTGCTGGTCGGAGCGGCAATCGTCGCCACAGGTACCACCGTGCTGAAGGTGTACCCGGGAATCGCCCCTGTGGCGGGGGGAGCCGCTAGCGATGTGGTGCCGAACACGTTCCGCGTGACCATGACCCACGCGGACGCTGACAGCATCACTTACAGCGTTTCCGCAAGTTTGGTGCCGTGATGGCTGACTATCCGAACATTCTGGACACGCCTCCGGCGGCTCTCACCGGTGCCGCATTCACCGGCGCGATCACCGCACCCACCGTCGGGGTAACCGGCACGACCGGGGCGCCGCTAGCAGGCCGCTTCGTCGGCGTCACTGCCGCCGGTCCGCCGGCAAGCGGGACGTACGCGGTGGGCGATTTTGTGGTCACGCAAAATGGCCAAATCTTTGCCTGTACGGTGGCCGGCACTCCGGGTACGTGGGCAACTCCGGCCGATACCAGGTATAGCCTCGTGGTAGGCGAGTCATGCATGCCGCGCGGATTGGCGACATCCACTACCCTCACTCAGACGAGCGGGACAATGCGGGTCAGTGTCTTTGTAGCCACAAAGACTGAAACAAGTACGCAGGGCAAGATTCTGACTGGCGGCACCGCCGCCGCAGCCACGCCAACGCTGTGTCGTTTCGGAGTTTACGAGATCGCGACAGATGGCGCCGGAACCCTTGTCGCCGCATGCGCAAACGACACTGCGCTCCACTCAAGTCCAACCTGGGGATACTCCAGAAACTGGGTGGCCCCATTTACCAAGACCGCAGGAAAGACGTATGGATTCGCCTCTCTCGTGGTGTCTGGATCTGCGATGCCACAGATTGTCGGATCTGGAGTTCCTTCGCCAACGGAGGCGATTTCAGATGTCCCACTATGTTTTTCGATTGGCGGTCAGGCCGATTTGCCATTGTCGTTTACCGCTGCATCCAGGGCCGCTTCTGGTCAGCGCATTTATGGGGTGGTGCTTCCATGAGGCGTGAATTGGTTTCCGAAAACGGAACAGTACGCCGGTGGCGCGTGATCAGCGACGCTGGAAATGCGGTCGGATATGACGACGAGACCATCCCTACCCCGGAGCAGGTCAACGAAGCGACGCTCCAGGAGCGTCTGTGCACCCTGGCGGTGGCTACCCGCACCTACCTGGCCCTGACCACGCCGACCGCCGCACAGACGACCGCGCAGGTGCGGCGCAGTGCCCGGGTTCAGCTGATCTTGACGCGCCTGGCGCTGCGGGACCTGGCGGACATCACAGACACGGAAGGAAACTGACAGATGAGTGTGTGGACTGATCCCGCTGACCTGCGCAAGTGGGCGCTGGGCATTGAGGTGACCAAGGCCAGTGGAACGTTGGCCGCTGAGACCAAGGCTCTGTTCACGGTGAGCGGCCGGGTGATGGTCACCAGTTTTTACGGTGTCGTCACCACCGCGATCACAGTCGCCAACAGCTTCAAACTCCAGCACAACCCGACCACGGGCGCCACGTCTGACCTGGTCGCTGCAACCGACATCGGGACCACGGACACGCCGATCGGCAACGTGGTCGGCTTTTCCGGGGTCAAGACCGCCTCGATCGTGCACGGTCCTGGTAGCGCTCCCACGCTGACCGCTGGTCTCGTGATGACCGCTGGCAGCATCGAGCAGGTGAGTGCCGGCACGGACGGCGCGATCACCTGGTACCTGACGTATGTGCCCCTGGACGCATCGGCCACGGTCGTTGCAGCCTGAGGTAGCCTTGACGTGACGTTGAGGGACGTCGACCGCCACGTGCGGCTGGTGACCGGGCAGCTTCCCCCGCCCGTCCGATCCACCAGCCGCACGTGGCCTTTCTGTAGGGAGGGATGCCGCGATGACCAGCGACGGATGGGCGTCTGTGCAGGCGCTCGTGGACACCAACCGGGCGTATGCTGAGCTTGATCCGGTGCTTGATCAGGACCGGTGCCCACAGTGCGGCACGTACGTGCAGGTGCGTCCGGACGGCGCGCGGGGTTGCACGTTCTGCGGCTGGTCTGACCGGGCGTACAACTGAATACAAGCCCTGACCTGGTGCTTAGGCACCTAGGACAGAAAGCGAGTCAAAGTGACGGGCGATGTGTGGTACGCGCCGCGCGAAAGCGTGAAGCGCGCGCTAGCGGCGATCGAGACCGCGCGCGGCAACGCGCAGATGGACGACGCGTGCCGGACTGGCACCACTCTGGTGGACCAGCTGATCAACCGTCCAGACGGCGCCCTGGTTCCCACCATCGCCACCCGCTCCTTTGACTACCCGACCAACGCGGCCGGTACCCGGCTGTACCTCGGCGACATCGGGCTGATCACTCCGACGTCCGTCACCGCTGGCGGCACCGCGCTGACCCTCGCTGATCTCGTGTTCTACCCGCTGAGCGGGCCACCGTACGACTCCGTTGAGGTCGACCGGAGCACCGCCACCAGCCTGATCCACAGCACCACCAGCCAGGCCAGCGTGGATGTCGCAGGCCTGTGGGGGCACACCGACACCAGCCGGCCGGCCGGAGCGCTCGCCGCGGCGATCGTTACCACAACCGCCACCAGCCTGACCCTGACCGGACCGGGCGCCGTAGCGGCAGGGGTAGGGAGCCTGCTCCGCATCGACAGTGAGCGCATGGCCGTCACAGAGCGGGGCTGGGCACTGTCCGGGCAGAGCACCGGATCGGCACTGACCGCCAGCCTCAACGGATCCCTGCTCACCGTGGCGACCGGTGCGTCCTTCACCATCGGCGAGACGGTGCTGATCGGCGCCGAACGGTGCCTGATCGAGGACATTGCAGCGGACACGTTGGTGATCCGGCGAGCGTGGGACGGGTCCACACTGGCCGCTCATGACCTCGCGACCGCCATCTACGTGAGCCGGTCTCTGACTGTGACGCGCGGCGAGGCAGGCACCATCGCGGCAACGCACCTCAACGGCGCGGCCGCCACCGTGTGGGCGCCTCCTCCGCTGGCAGCCGCCCTTGCTCGGGCGGAGGCGCAGAACACCGTGCTGCAAGAACAGTCCGGCTACACCCGCACCGTGGGGTCAGGGGACAACCTGCGCAACGCCTCCGGGGCCGGCATTGCCACGCTGCGCAAACAGGTTGAGGACGCGTACGGGTATGTCAACCTGGTGGGAACGGTGTGACGCCATGGCGCTGATGTACGTGACCACCAGCGGGGCCATCGCCACCGGTGACACGCCGTGGGTCATGAACGGGTTCGGTCCGGCACTGGCCGAACCAGTGGCGTACCAGGCGTATGCCGAGGTGCACCTCAACCTGGACCAGTCACTACGTGACCCGACACCGGTCTATGAGACCACCATCGTGGTGGACCGGAGCGTGCCGGACTTCCGGGTGCATGACCAGGATCGCATGGTGTACGGCCCGTGGCTGGAAGGGACAGGTAGCCGCAACGCCACGACCAGATTCAAGGGGTATTGGAGCTTCCGGAGGGCTGTACAGCAGGTGGAAGCACAGGTGCCTGAACTGGTGCAACCGGTGGTTGAGGAGAGGCTGGCGAGGCTGTCATGACCGACTTCGACCCGGAACCGGTGATCAACGCCGTTGCGTCCCACGCGGCCGCGTCCGGGTTCTTCGACCGGGTGAACGAGTTCGAGCCGGTCAACCCGCCCGGCACGGGCATGAGCGCCGCCGTGTGGTGCGACCGGATCGACCCGGTCCGGTCCAGCGGCCTGGCATCGACGTCCGGCCGGGTACTGATGTATGTCCGGCTGTACCTCCCCCTCAACACGGTGCAGCCGGACCAGGTCGATGTGGTGATGATCCGCGCGGTGTGGGACCTGCTTAACAGGTACGTGGGAGGCTACACGCTGGGCGGGTTGATCCGCTCCGTCGACGTCCGGGGAGCGGAGGGTGTGCCGATCAGCGCGAGGGCCGGGTACATCGAATACGGCGGTAAGCCGTTCCGGGCATATACGGTGGCGCTCCCCTTGATCATCAATGACATGTGGACGGAGGCACCATGACCAAACAGAACGGGCTGGGCGATGGCCTGCTGGTGGGAGGCTATGACCTCTCCGGCGATATCGGCTCGATCAAGAGCATCCGAGGTCCGATGGTTCCCTCCGTGGTGACCGGCATCAATAAGTCAGCGGTGGAGCGGGTCGGTGGCCTTCGTGACGGGGGCATGGACTACACCGCGTGGTTCAACCCGGACACAGCAGCGGCGCACCCCGTGCTGTCCGCCCTGCCCACCACAGATCAGGTGGCCATGTACCTCCGGGGCACCACACTCGGGTCACCGGCGGCATGCCTGGTGGGAAAACAGCTCAACTACGCGCCCACCAGGGCCGCCGACGCGTCCCTGAGCATCGAGATCACGATGGTGGCCAACAGCTACGGGGTGGAGTGGGGGGTGCAGCACACCGCCGGACTCCGCGCGGACACAGCCGCCACCAACGGCACCGGAGTGGACGGCACCGCAGCGACCGACTTTGGACTTCAGGCGTACCTGGAAGTGTCCGCGTTCACCGGCACCAGCGTCACAGTGAAGTTGCAGGAGTCATCCGACAACGGCTCAACCGACGCGTGGGCGGACGTCACCGGCGGAGGCTTCACCGCGGTCAGCGCCGCGCGCGCCACACAACGGATCGAGACAGCACGGGATCTCACGGTTGAGCGGTATCTCCGGGTGGTCACCACGGGCACGTTCACCGCGGCCACGTTCTGCGTGGTCGTGGTCCGCAATCAGACGGAGGTGCTGTTCTGATGCTGCCCAATCTGCCCCCGCTGGCGTACCAGACGTACCGGATCGCGTCGCCCATCGCCACCCACCGGCGCCCGGCGTCGTGCGCGGAGGAACAGTGCGACGCGTGGCGGTTCGGCTGGTCCAGCCGGCTGGACGAGCGGACTCCGATGGGCCGGGTGCGCGCGGAGTACATCCGGGCAGGGTCCGGCCGACGGTTCCGGGCGGTCCGGGAGGACGACGGACAGACCCGCTTCGACTTCCCGCCTGGTCAGGACGGATTCGGTCATCAGCACACCGTGCTGATCCGGCCCGAAACCTACCTGGTGCAGATCGGGGACTACCGGCTGCCCCACCGCCAGCTGCTCCGCAGACATACCCGGCCGATCGACTGGGTGGAGGACTGCGGGGAACACCTGGACATGGTCCGTACTGAATACCAGAGAGGGTGACGCACGATGGCAGGCAAGCAGGATGGCCTTGGTTGGACCACGTGGACAGTGGACAACAGCGCCGGTTCCGGAAAGGACATCCGGAACGACGCCACGGATATCCAGTTCGGAACCCCCCGCGCGGTACAGGTGGTCACCGGTCTGGACAAGTCAGCGTTTGAGCGGTTGCTCGGGCTGGCGGACATGACCCTGACCGCCACGATCGTGTTCAACCCGGATGCGGACAAGTCGCACTCGGTATTCAGCACCGTGCCAAGCACCTCCGTTGCTCGGACCAACGTCCTTGGCATCGGTGGCAAGAGCTTGACCACGGAGGTGCTGTTCACGGACTACCCCCTGACCCGGGGGGCGGACGGCGCCCTGACCGCTAAGGTCCCGGGGGTCCTTGCCGATGGCACGGTGCCGACATGGGCGTGACCCCGTGGGTGGTGCAGCCGCAGGAAACGGATCTCACGTTCCCTGACCCCCGCCTGGCGGGGTTGCAGGTGCGCGTCAGAGAGCTGTCCGTGGGGGAGACGCTGGCCGGTCTCGCTGTGGGTGAGGCGGGGGTGCTCAGCACCTCCGCCCACCTTCAGGAGATGATCAGGGTGTTGTGCTCCGCGATTGTCAGCTGGAACTATGCGTTTCCCCCCGCCGTGGAAGCGCAGCCAGAGGTCGCACCTATCGACACCGACACGTTCAGTCGGATGGGCAAGGCCGATCTGCTCTCGATCAGTCGCGCGTGGGTGCGGGCGCAACTGGTGGTACCCACCCCTTTGGACGGGCCATCGACCTCTGGAACTCCGTTCCCGGAGGAATCGATACCAATGGAAATATCGTCGGGCGACCTGCTGAGTTAGGCGATGCTCAGCTGATCTTGAACCTGTGCAGGCAGTTCCACTGTTTGCCGTCCGTCCTGCTGGCGGAGCCGGCTAGCCTGCTCCGGCTGATGATGATCGAGGCGCGCGGGAAGGTGGACGATGTCGTCAGTTGAGATTGTCGTCACCGGTGACGACCGGTCCGGTCCGGCGCTGGACTCAGCTACCGGTCGCGTCCGGGCGTACGTCGCCGTTGTCCAGGAAGCCGGTACGGAGGGTGAGCGTGCGCTGGACAGGATCAGTGACAGCGCTGATCTGACCAGCCATTTTGTCCGGGACTTGACGGACGAGTTCCGGACGCTGTCCACACAGGCGTCCCCCGCGCTGGACCGGGCCGCCGATGGGATCGCCGACGTACGCAACGCCGCAGAGCGGGCCACGCCTGAGGTGCACGATCTCGGCGAAGCGGTGGAGGACGTCGGCGACCCGGCCGGACTGGCAGCCACCGCGGCAGGACTCCGCGAGGTCGGCGACCAGGCGGAGCATGCTCGGGACCGGATCTCGCACATCGGCGATGGAGCGGGCGGGGGCGGAACGGCCGGCCGTAGCTTCCTTGCCGGTCTGATCCCGGACATGGACCGGGTGCGGGACCTTGGCCGGCAGACGGGCAGCGCGCTGTCCGAAGCTGCGACAGACGCTGTGTCCGGCCTGCCTATGGGAATCGGCAGGGTGCTGGCCGCAACCGGCCCCGTGGGGGCCGGGGTGATGGCGGTCAGTGGGGTGATGATCGCCAGCGCGCTGAGTGCCGCTGTCGCGGGTGCCCTGCTCGGAGGCATGGGCGCCGGAGCGATCGCCGCTGGCATCGCAGGGGCAGCACAGGACGCACGGGTGAAGACCGCGGCCGGCGAGGTCAAGGCGGTCATCGTCTCCGAGTTCCAGCAGGTGGGAGCCGAGTTCGCCGACCCGGTCCTGAAGTCACTGGCGCAGATGAAGACTGCGGCCAGTGACCTGAACCTGTCGGATTCGTTCGCGCCGTTGGCAGCGACAATCCAGCCATTGACAGATGGCATTATCGGGTTTGCCAACAACGCCATGCCCGGGTTCAACAGGGCGCTGGCAGCCTCCGAACCGATCATCGACATGTTGGCTGATGAACTGCCGGGACTGGGTGACTCGGTCAGCCAGTTCATGGACAGCATGGCCGCTGCTGGGCCGGGAGCCGAGAAGTTCTTTCACATCCTGATCGAGGGACTGGGCACCGCGGTCGAGATGATCGGCGGATTCATCGAGACCGGCGCGCAAATCTACGACTTCATCGCTGGAGTCGAGGAAGCCATCGGCTTGTGGGACTTTTCGGACACTGAAAAGGACATGCGGCAGGTTGGTGAGACCTCCGGCGAGGTCTTCCCCGCCGTGGTGGACGCGGTCAACGCCGTCACGGACGCGCAGGAAGCGGCCAAGAAAGCAGCGGAAGACCTTGCTAACGGGTTGCGCGGGATCTTCGACGGTGCGATCGCGTTGCAAGAGGGCATGTTCAAGCTGACCGATTCGGTCAAGGAGAACGGGCATTCCCTGGACCAGACCAGCCGGAAGGGCCTTGAAAACGTCAAGGTCATCCGCAGCATGGTGGACGCCGCTATGCGCCAGGCGGACGCCGCACGGGAAGCCAGCATCGCCAGCGGGGACGCCGCCGGAGCGGAAGCGGCTGCCACCAGGGTCCGCGAAGCGGCTATTCAGAAGATCTTGGCTCATGCAGCGGCCAGCGGACTGGACGCCGCACAGGTGCAGGCGTTGATTCATCAGCTTCAGGGGCTACCCACCGGTGACCGGTACCTGAACTACAACATCCGGACCATCTACACCGTGCAGCGCGAGGAAGCCGAGCAGCGCTCCTTTGGCTCCGGGTATGCAGGGATCCCGGGGCACTCGGAGGGTGGACCGGTGGAGGGGCCGGGTACTCCGACCTCGGACAACCTGCTCCGTCGACTGTCACCAGGTGAGCACGTGATGACCACCGCGGAGGTGAACGCCGCCGGTGGACACGGTGAGGTGGCCGCGCTGCGTCGCGCCCTGCTGGCCGGAGCGGCAAAAGGCGGAGGTGGTACCGCGTCCCTGCTGGCCGGAGCGGCACCATCCGGGAGCGGTGGAGGGGCGCGGTACTACACGATCAACGCGTACGCGCTGGACCCTGTCTCCGCCCGTGACCTGGTCATGGACGCCATCGACAGTTTCGAGCGGGACAACGGGGCGCGCTGGGTTCCGGTGACGTCATGAGCCTGACCATCGATGGCAACGCCGTCACGTTCGAGGTCGCGCTGTCATCCACCTCCGGAACCTACGGCCGGTGGGGCAGGAGCTTGTGGGGCAGCTTCCGATGGGGGCCGGGGGTCGAGTATGTGGACCTGTCCGACCGAATCGAGTCGTTCAGGACCACCAGGCAATTTGAGCAGACCAGCCGGACCTGGCGGACCGGAACCGGCACGGTCGTGCTGGATAACGACGATGCGTACCTGTCCGCGCGGGCGGAGGCTGGCCCGTACATCGGCACGGTGATCCCTCGGCGGCCCTGTCGGCTGACCGCGGTACGGTCCGGGATCACCTACACCCTGCTGACCGGGCGGTGCAGCCTCAAACCCAAGGTGCGGTACACCGGTGACGGCCGGGGGCACGCTGTGGTCGAGGCGCAGATCACAGACACATGGGCTGAGTTTCCCCGCATCGACCCCGTGGCGCTGGGCGCCGCCGTGGGGGCCGGGGACACGTTCGGCGATCGTGTCGCGCGGATTCTGGCGAGTTTCGGCTACACCGGTGCGGCCAGTATCCAGACCGGTGACGTCACCATGCAGGCCACGGACCACTCAGCCGCCATCATTACGGAACTGAACAACACCGCAAAGGCTGAAGGCGGGTCCGTGTGGGTGGCATCAGACGGCGCCGTAATGGCCGCTGGCCGGGATGACCTGTTCACCGCTACCAGGTCCACCGTGGTTCAAGCCACGTTTGGCGGCTACACCCCGGGGTCTCTGAGCATCTCGGACCCCGAGGAAGACACAGGCGAGTCATACATCTGCAACCGGGCGGAGTACACCCGCGTCGGCGGCACCCGGCAGACGGCTGTGGACGAAGGTTCCCGCGGCACGTACGGCATGGAACGGGAAACCGAATCCGGTCTGATCTGTGAGACAGACGCACAGGCGCTGTCCCTCGCGCAATGGACGGTGGCCAGCCGGAGGCAGCCGCACGACACGGTGAGCCGCTGGACCGTGTACCCCGGCAAGGACCCGGCCACGTACTACCCCGTGGTGCTCGGGCTGGCTGAGCGGGACCTGGTCCAGGTGGACCTACATCCTCCGGGCGGCATCACACCGAGCTATATGTGTCATCTGTCCGGGGTGGAGCACACCGTATCTGCCAAGGATTGGCGCACTGTGTTCAGCGCATGGGCCGCCGAGCCATACACGACGTACGCCAGTAGCAGGTGGGGCCGCGGCCAGTGGGGCACGTTCCGATGGACACCGTAGGGAGTGATTCAGAATGACAGCATGGTCAGATCTCACGGTTGTCACAGATGACCTGAGCAGTGCAGCGTGGGCGTGCACCGTCCGGGACCGGGTGATCAATCCGTTTGCCTCGGCGGCAACGCGGGACGCCACCATTACCAGCCTGGTAGCAGGAATGCACACTCACCAGGCTGACTCTGATCACACTTTCTTTCGTTCGTCGTCCGGCACGTGGGCGCCGGTAGCGCAAAGAATCGTGGGTACGAGGTACTACACAGGTACGGTAACCAGTACAGGCACAGAAGCGTCCATGGTCGCGTGGGCGGTTGCCGATCCGGCGTCTGTGGTATTCGAGGATAAGCATTTTTACCGAATTGACTGCACAATCAGTCTGTACAACGATGGCACAGCAAATGCACTGTTTGATAACAAGTGCCGCTGTCGCGCAACCATTAACTCCATTGCTGGGCAGGAACTCGGAGTGTGGCGCCTGGCTGCTGGCGGGGGTTCGTCTCCGATTCTTACACACGAAGTATCATGCTTTGTGCACAACGCATCGGGTGCGTCAATCAGTCGAGCACTCAATATCACAGTGCAGAAATCAACCGGTGGAAACGCCTTTTTGGTGGGGTCAGATAGCCCTAGCGGCATTGTTGTATGGGACTGCGGCCCTACCAGCCGTGTAACGGCTACACAGCTCAGCGGTATGCGTGCGGTATCCCTGACCTGACCCGGGTACGCTGTACACATCGACCTGAAGGGGGAAGCACATGCACCGAGAGAGGTACAGCGGACTGGCACGGGGGGTCCGCGCGGCGCAGCGATGGATGGCAGCCGCCCTGGTGGCGCTGTTCGTGGTTGCTATCGCTGTGGCCAGCTGTGGCGGGCCAGCCAAAGCACGCCCGGCCGGTGGGCCGCTGTCCATACTGGTGGTAGGGGATTCAATATCTACTGGGTGCAGCGACGTACCGGTGACCGGCTGGTGCGGGCGGCTGTCTGCCCTGTTGTCCGCGCGGAGCATTGAGCACAGCATCGCGGGACACACCGTTGCCGGCCAGTCGTGCGTGACCCTGTCGTACGGGTTCGCTGCGCGGTTCGATCAGGTACAGCCCGATGTTGTGATCCTGAATTGCGGCACCAACGACGCACCGCTCACAGCCTCCGCGCAGAACCTTGTGGGTGAGCGCTGGCGGACCATGACCGAGTACGCATGGACGCACGGCGCTCACGTACTACCAGTGTTCGTCCAATACAGCAATGAAGAAATCAATGAAGAAAATGGGCGATCCTGGCTGTTGCCGGGTGAGGGCGCAGCCAACGATGTGGTGTACGTCAACATGCAGTACTACATCAGCGCCGGATGGTTTGTCGGACTGGCTGACCTTCAGCGCGTTCCGGGTGATTGGAACTATCTGAACGGCGGCACAGACGGTATTCACCCGAATGAATTCGGCCAGAACGTGTACGCGATCATTTTCTACCGAGCGATGCGGGGATTCTACGGCTGGCCGGACACCGTGCCGGAGCCGCGCGGTATGTGGGGGCACCGTGAGATCTACGGGCCACCGTCGTACATCCCGTGGGAGGTTGCAGCATGAGCGTCGTTATCGACTACGCCTGGCGCCCACACCCGAGCGTTGAGGCGATGCGTGCGTACGGCGTGTCCGGAGTGGTCCGGTATCTGTCGTACCTTCCCAACGGCAAGGTCATTGACCGGGCGGAATATCAGGACCTGGTCAATGCTGGTTTTGACGTGGCTTTCGTGTGGGAGTACAACGCGGACGATTTCTCCCGGACGTCGTTCAACGCCACCTCAGCCGCACGGGAAGCCCTCCGCCAGCTGAACGTGATCGGAGCACCGGATGACACGGTGATCTATTACGGGCTGGATTGGGACGTACAGGCCAACCAGTGGGGCACGTGCTTGGCCAAGTTGCGCCAGGTCACTGCGGTGCACGGAGCGTCCCGGACGGGTATCTATGGCCCGTACGATGCGCTGGAAGGGGCGCATCGTGATGGCGTAGCCACGTGGTTCTGGCAGGCTGGGATGTCCACGGCCTGGTCGTACGGCCGTAACCGCAACGCCTGGCCTGGCGGGTTGCACCTCCGTCAGGTGAGAACTGTCGACCTCGCGGGGGCCGACGTGGACGTGAACACGATTCATCAGCTGAACTACGGACAGGTAGGGGGAGACATGCCACTGTCACCAGACGACATCAAGGCGATCACACAGAACGTGACGTGCGCGATCAAGCGCGGGGCATGGAGGGACGGGCACACCGAGGGGACGTTTGATCCCGGATACCGCGGCGGCCCGACGATCGAGACCGTGCAGGAGCAGGTGCAGGTGGTGGCGGAGGAACTGGTTGGGATCAGCGCGCGGCTGGACCAGCTGGCAACTGCTCCCATCGACTATGACCAGCTGGCGGCGGCACTGGTGCGGAGGTTCACCTCATGAGGCCCACGCTGGCACGGATGGTGCACTACCGGGGCCGGCACGGACTCCAGACGGTCCGGGCCGCCGTGGTCACGGCGACACAGGCGGAGCTTGACCCGCGTGGTGTGGTCACCGGCCAGGTTCCGGCGCTGGACAGTCCCACCCACGTGCACCTGTGGGTGTTCACGCCGGGCGGACCGGGATTCTCCGAGAGCAACGTTCCGCAGTGCACGGAGGCTGAGTTGCAACCGGGCACGTGGATGTGGCCACCCCGGGTCTGACCGAACGGAGGACGGCCGGCACGGGGTTCTGTGCCGGCCGTTTGCTTACGGTGGATCAACACACATCGTAAGGGGGAAGCACTCGTGACATTCATGGAGCGCGTGACTGCGGGATCGGCCGTTATCGTGGCGGTAGCAGCGGCGCTGGCGGTGATCGGCAGAACACTGAGGCAGGCACACCACATGATGAAGAGAATCACTGCACTGTTGGACACCCTCAACGGGACTCCAGAGCAGGATGGGCACCCGGCCCGGCCGGGGGTAGCGGAACGGCTTGACATGATCACTGCGACGCTGGACCAGCATGGTCAGCGCCTGGTCGCGATCGAGGCACAGGTGACCCCCAACGGCGGCACCACGGGCAGGCTGGGCGACACCGTGAGCAGGATCGCCACAGCGACAGGAGCGAGGGAGGCAACCTCATGAGGCGATGGTGGATCGACACGGGTGAGCGGGTGGTGTCCACGGCCGTGGGCGCCTTCCTCGCGGTCATGGTGGCCCGGCTGTCCGGGACGGACGCGTTCAGCGACGTGGACTGGCGCACCGCGCTGGACGTGTCCTCGCTGGCCGCACTCGTGTCCCTGATCAAGGCCATCCTGGCAACCAGGGTGGGCGACAAGAACAGCGCGGCGCTGCTTCCCGCGGACAAGTCATGACCGCGTTCACCCTGTTCTGGATCTCATGGGGTGTGCTGGGCGGGCTGGTCGAGTTGACCGCGCTGGCGCGCAAGGCACCAGACGACACGCTGTCAGAGCATGTCTGGCGCTGGATTCGTGTGGGTGACCCGCGCCCAACGGTGCCGTTCGTGCTGCTCCGGGTGTTCACGGCGGTGGCGTGTGTGTGGCTGGCGGTGCACTTTTCCACTGGCCGGCTGAGTTTCTGACGTAGCAAGAAGCCCCGGCCACTCGGCCGGGGCTTCCCTATTTCATGATCCAAATTCTCGAGAATGTGGATCTCTAGCACACCGTCGCGGCGCGGCGCACCTCGACTTCCACGGCGGGATCGGCCATGATCCCGGGGAATTCCTCCCGGAGGGTCGAGATCACTCGCTGCACGCTGTCCTCTATGAGTGGGGCCGGGCACGCCAGGCTGAGTTCTTGCTGCTCCCGCACCTTGTTGGTGGCCACCAGTTCCACCAGCCGCGCGTCAAACGCATCGAAGTCAGACATTGCTTTTCTCCTTGATCAGCAGCTCAGCCGTCCGGGTGCAGTCCTCGCACTTGCACAGCACCCACGGGGCGTGCTGCGGCTGACTGACCCGGGTAGGCCAGTCGATCGCCGTGGGCAGTAGATCAGCCGGGTGGTATGTGGTCCGGCCGGGGGG